ATGGAACAGGCATTTTCCAGAACAGAATTACTCTTGGGCAGCAGCGCTCTGGAGCGGCTGGCCGCCTCGCGGGTGGCGGTATTCGGCATTGGCGGCGTAGGTGGCTATGTGTGCGAGGCTTTGGCCCGTACCGGCGTGGGGCACCTGGATCTGATCGACAGCGACACAGTGGCCGTGTCCAACATCAACCGCCAGATCATCGCCACCACCAAAACCGTGGGGCAGTACAAGACGGACGCTATGGAGGCTCGAATCTTAGACATCAATCCGGCGGCCAAGATCACCAAGCACAACTGCTTCTTTTTGCCGGAGACGGCGGCGGATTTTCCCTTTGACCAATACGATTATGTGGTGGACGCAGTAGACACCATGAGCGCCAAGCTGGCGCTGGTGACCCATTGCCACGCCGCCGGCGTGCCCATCATCTGCGCCATGGGCGCCGGGAATAAACTGGACCCCACCGGCTTTCAGGTGGCGGACCTGGCTAAAACGAAAATGGATCCGCTGGCCCGGGTCATGCGCCGGGAACTGAAAAAGCGGGGCATTCACCACCTAAAGGTGGTCTACTCCGAAGAACCGCCTATACCCACCGCCGGTGCCGGACAGGAGGATCCGGATCACCCCGGCCGCCGCAGCACACCCGGCAGCGTGGCCTTTGTGCCCTCCGTGATGGGCCTGATCCTAGCCGGTGAAGTAATCAAGGATCTGATTAGAGCGGAAAAATAAGTAAGCAAAAAGCCAACCGAGCAAGACGCCCGATTGGCTTTTTTCTGTTTTGGCAACACGCCATTTATGCAGGGATTGTCGGTCACTGGCACCGGCAGTCAACAAAAACCTTCACTTTCACTGCCAACAGGGTCATTTTTGGTACAGCGAAACACCCCTGAACAGATTTTCATTGCACTTTACTGCAAAGCGTGGTACAGTAGGCTTGTAAGGCGGGTGGCCGTCTTGCATATAGGCTTATCATTATACATTTTGTACTCCTATTTTCATTTTTTTACTTCCTTGTGTTTTTTCCTTTCTGCGGCTCGGGCAGCCACCTACCCGGGCAGCCCACACCCATGGCGGGTTGCCGCCCGCCATCTACTTTTTTACCTAGAAGCGCAGAGCTTCTAAAATGTTGATTGCGTCGTCCGGTGTTTTGCATTTCTTCAAGGCACCGGACACAAATTCAATCTACCTAACCCACAGGCCTAACCGAGCAGATCAAAACTGCCCGGCTTTTTTATACCTCGCATGACCAAGTACTGCAATAAGTACTGCAACGCCGGAGAAAACGTGCTGCTCCACCGGCAGAAATGCGTAATCGAGCACAGAGATATAAGGCACTCGCTGCGAAACAGTCCCCCGGACTGTTTCTGCCAAATGCTTCGCATTTGGAGCCTCGTGTCGCAAGTTCAAATCTTGCAAATAAACAAAAAAGGAAGCAGGACATTCTAAAGGATGTCCTGCTTCTTTTTGGTCGAGGTGACAAGAATATAGGCGTAAAATTTGGCTTAGCAGCGGGCTTTCTGCCATTCTGTACTGCAACAGTACTGCAACGCCGTTACTGCTGCAAGAACTGCTCGATCGACTGCTTGATAATCTGTGCCTGTGCAATACCATCAGCAGCGCATTTCTCACGAAAAGCGGAAGCCATTTCCTTGGGGGCACTTATCTTTTCTTATTTATATCTGTGCAGCACTTTTCTGTGGAGCATTCGGGGTAAGCTGCTGGATATAGGCGTCTGCTGCCTCTGTGTACTTTTGTTCGTAGTCGGAGAATACATCACAGTAGGTGTTCAGCGTTGTTTCTATATTGGCGTGGCCAAGGCGCTTTTGCAACACCTTCGCTGGCATTCCGCTCTCAATGCAGCGGGTGGCGTATGTATGCCGCAGGCTGTGCAAGGATACAACGCCGGGTATGGACGGATCCAGCACATTGTATTTTTTTAAGATACGCTGAAATTGCAAATTCACTTGGCTGGTGGTCAGTACCTTGTGACCCTTGAAGTCGTAGAACAGCAGATCCAAGCGGTTGGGCTGCCACCGTTCCATATATTCGGATAAAATGCGGTATGGGGCGTCTGTCAGGCTCAAAAGCCGCTGCCCGGCATAGGTCTTGGTTTTTGTGCCTATAACAGCGTGGTCCGTCTGATCCTTGGTCACCGTGCGTCGCACATTCACGGTGCGGAATGTCAAATTGACATCGTGCACATCCAAGGCGTTGATCTCGCCCATACGCATTCCTGTGCTGAGCATTAACATCATCTGCTCCCAGTATCGGCAGCCACGCTCTTGGTCGTTCATGACCTGCACAAACCTGGTCTGCTCCTCTACGGTCAAAGCACGCACCTTGCGGGTGGCCTTGTTGCTCTTTGGCTTTTTCATGCCACGCATAGGATCCTTGCGGATCAGATCGTTATCAAGAGCCGTGCGGAAGCAGCGGGCCAGCAGGGCGTAGTCCTTGGCGATTACCGAATTGGAACAGCTGGTGATCTCTATTAGGTATTGGGTTACCTGTGGTGGCCTTACGGATTGCAGCGGGCAGTCGCCTATGGAACTGGCGGCGATCCGTTTACAGCTGGCCAGCTTGCGCAGGTAGGTATTGTCCCCTATCTGGTTTAGCGCCCGGTCTGTCTCGACAAGTGATAAGATATACTGGGCAACGGTGATCTTGTCCGGCTCAATTACAGAGCCGGTGGCAAGTTCATTTTTCAAAGCGTCCAGCTTTGCCCGCACATCTGCCTGTCGCTTACCGTATATCGTCTTTCTTTTCGGCTTGCCGTTGGCGTCCACACCTATAGTCAGCTGGGCAGCCCATAGGCCTTTGCTTTCCATCTTATAGATGGTTCCGTCACCGTTTCCTCTTTTTCTTGGCATTGTACACACTTCTCCTTTGCATATAGCAGCGGGCAGCACCTAAAAAAGGGCGCAAAAATACCCTGCTTGATTTTTCAGCAGGGCTGTGCTACAATAACCAGTGTTGGGTGGGTATTGTATTACACAATCCTACTTATCGGCTCTATCCTGTTGGCGCAGGGTAGGGCTTTTTTTATTTGTTATTATGTCGGCGTCAAAAAAACGATTTTATACCTGCTCGCTTTCAAGAAGCCTTACTGTCTGACGGTATTCCTCCGCTTTGGCAACGGCGGTAAAAGTGACCGTAGCATTATGGTTTTCTTTCACTACCTTTTCAACATCCGAAAGCGAAACGCGGAAGAATTCTTTTCGGCTGTTTACAAGATTTATACGCCGATCGTCAAACTGCCGGTGTAAAGCTGTCTCCAACGCCGGCGCGTCCTCTGAGAAAATCATAGCGTGAACATCAAATTCAAACGGTACGGAAGCGCTGCTGAGTTCTTTTATGCGGTCCATAGGCTCTAACCGTCGTGTCATTCCAATTTTATATACATTCTCTCCAAAAGAGCCGATATTGGATATTACATAGACGAAGCCGGCGCGCGTATTCTGCTCCCGGTCGAGCACATTTTTTCTGTCCTGCTCTAACAGGCCGAGTTTCGCCTCCAGTTCTTTTATCTTGTCAACATAAAGCTGCTTTTCAATATCATCCGCTTTATGTAGATAAGTCATGAGTTTCTGAATTTCATTTTTGAACTGCCGTTCTTCCTTATCGAGCTTTGCTTTTTCGCGTTCAATTTCGCGGCGCACTTTTTCTTCTTCAAGCATTTGCTCTCGGATCGCGCGTTGTTCTTCCTTTTCGCGCTCCGCCATCACCTGATTGCCGTACATACAGTTGAGCTGTTCCAGCTTAATCTCCAGCAGCGGGCGGTTGAGTTCCACTCCGTCCGGTGCAAAAATTCTGTTAAGCATCTCAAAGGACTTGATAATTTTAGAGCGCGCACTGTCAATGTTCCGCGTTGTAACATTCTTAATAATAGCCGCCGCTTCCGAATTAAAGCAACGCAGGATCTGTTTCACATTTGCATTTATAACAGACTTTGGCGCGTCAGAATGTACAGAGACGGCATTATTTGAGGAAATGCATTCCTTTTCATTAAGTTGTGCAAGAGCAAATTTGTCTTTATATTCTGCAGACGATATATCATAGTCTACCGGGACGGAAGAAGAAACGGCAATCGCTTCTTGCTGTGCCACTTCAATTTCAGCTTTAAGATTGTGGATTTCGATATTCAACTGAGAAATGCATTTCCGTTTTTGCGTCAGTTCACGCTCAACAGCTTGAATTCTTTGAGTACAACTGTCCTCTGTTTCTTTTCGCATTTTTTCCGTAGCCGCTTTGGCGTCCTGCACGCGTTGATCTGCATTGGCATTCGTAAACGCCGCGTATTCGTCGGCATTTTTAATTATTTTTAGGCTTGAAAATGATTTCTGCAAAATATAATAGTACAGCACGAGAAACGCTACATCAGCCAAAGCAAACAGCGGTACTCCTACTGTAGCCAAGATAGAAATCGCAATAATAAACGGATATGCATACAAAAGGATTTTATATTCTTTTTTCATTTCTCTTTTCCTCTTATTAAGTTATTACATCTATAATCACGGCACGCCGTGGATTATGACATTCCACATTCAAAGTAGAATTCAATGGCCTTGTGTATATAGTTCTCGGTCACATTGAAATGCTCGGCCAACTCGTAAGGCTCCAGGCCATGGCGCAGCTGCGCCTCCAACTCGGCCTTGGGGATCAACTTTTTCACTGCCCACTTGTCTGCACGGCGTTCGTGCTTACTGCGCCGGTCAAGCGGTGCGTATAGGTTGTAAAACGACCCGGTTATGCAATGCCCGGCTTCATGTGCCAGGCGGCAGCGGGCCTCTGCGGTGCTCTCCAGGCTCTGCTCGTCAAGTGCTATGTAATAATCATCGCCGATATTGGCAGACGCAGACTTGGCAGCGGGCATACTGCCCAGATACACCTCTATGTTGTTTTGCTCGATGAGATCGAGCAGGGACTCAGTTGTTGTCATTCTCTCTCTTTCTCTTATCCTTTATAAACTCAACAAATCCTTTAACTTCGTTCCACATCTCATCGGTGACTTCACCATCACCACCAAATAGTGCCACTTTGGCTATCTCCTCCGGACTTTGTTGGTCCGGGGGATTTTTTATGTCCGTTTTTCCAGTTAAGTAGTCAATAGACACACCGAAATACTCACTAATGCTCTTAAGTATCTCCAGTTTGGGTTCTACATCTTCTCCATTCTCATATTTTTTCTTCCAAAAGGAGACACTGCCTTTATTAAAGCCACATTCTATAGCGGCTCGTGAAGGCGAGATACCGGCCTCATTGCATATATGTTGAAAGCGGTCATAAAACACAAAAAATGCCTCCTTGTTTTGTGCAAATTACACAAAGTTTAACAAATTAGACTTTTTGTGTTGCAAAGTTGAACGAATTGGCTTATAATGCAAGTGTGGTTGAATTCGTTAAACTATTTCAACAGCGTTAGCAACTTTGTGTTTAATTCTTTGGACAAGATGAGTATAGCACACAGGTTTAATAAATTCAACCACTTTTTAAAAAAATCTGGGAGGAGGTATATTTTTTGGACAGTTGGATTGAAACAGCAATAGGAAAAATGCACATGAACAAGATCACGCAGCGTGACCTTGCCAGGAAACTCAACTGGTCTCCGCAATATCTTTGTAATGTGCTCGGCGGAAAGCGAAAATCAAAAAGCGGAGAAGAGCGCATCCTCGGCGCAATCAACGAGATCATCGCCGAGCGCAACAACTAAATACACGGCCAGCCTTTAGATAAGCAGCAGGCAGTTAAAGCGAGGTGAATAAAAGTGATTGTTGTATTGGTTCTTGCCGCCTTAGCAGCGCTCAGTGCTCTGATGGAGCATTGGAAGCTGCGTGCGGTTCTGTATTTTCTGGCACACAAGAACATCCAATTCACCGAAGCGGATATGGAGAAGTGCCTGCGCCAGGTGCTGGAACACCAATTCAAACGGTAGGTGGATTAAGCAACATTGATGATAAGACACTGGTTGCGACGGATGAGAGAACATTCAGAGAAGCAGAGGCAAATTTGGAAGCAATTTTCTTTGTTTTTCTCCATACATTGTCATCTCGGATGTTATCCAGCAGATCGTGACCTGGCATGAGGATGGATTCCACAAAATATGTTGGTGTGGTGCATAGATCTGCAACCGAGACGGCCTTTATGTATCTGGCCTCTGACAGCAAGCTGATTGTATACAAGATTTCTTCAGAAGTGTATGGGTCTATTTGAATGGTAGAGGCGTCTAAGTGGTCATTGTAACCAAGGTGCTCTTCAAGGTAGATCAGTACCTCTCTTACACAGTCTTTGTTTAATTTCATCTGATTTCGTCCTTTCGTCATAATAACATCATTATAGCAACAATTTACAACCAATGCCAGCCTTTTGGGCGGCGGCAGAGATACGCAGGCAGCGGGACCTTTTTTCATTTCTTCTCTTTCTTCTTTTCTTTTTTGTCAAATTTACCCATTATATTCCTGCTTCCGGTGCCCGCCCCACCCAACATCACATTTATCGCCAACGGCACTTTTGCCGTGCAGCGGGCAGCTTGCGGCTCTGCCGCTTGCCCAAAGGGCTGGCCTAATCAAGAAAGGAGAATAGCAATGAAAGTACCAATCAACAAGGACAGCCCCTTGGCAATGGACGACTTCGACGCCGCCGTGCAGCAGCGTATGGAGCGCCTGCAAAGCTATATTGACCTGATCCGCACCGCCGAAGCTGTAGAGGAAGAGGTCAAGGTCAAGGGTACAAAACTGTATCTTGGTCCGGAAGATGTGGCGGCATACCTGAACTGTAGCATACCAACGGCGCGGCAGTATATGCACCGCCCGGGCTTCCCTCTCATTCAGTTGGGTGAGAACGGCACAAAGTTGGCTGTGTTCGCCCCGGCGTTCCACGCCTATAATGCAGGCAAATATTGATTTTGCAGTCAACTGCAAAGAAAGGACAAACCAATGACGAAACGAGAAAAGGCCGGCGTGGTCCTGGTGATTACCGGCTTTCTGCTGGTGATGTTGGGCTGCTGCCTGGTGGCGGATAATCCGTACTGGTGGATGTCCGTTGTAATCAGCGGCACCGGCTGCGCATTGATCGCCCTGGCAGTGTTCGTGCTGCCAAAGGACGAGGACGAGCCGCAGCAGGATAAACGGCTGGTGATCGAGGACGAAAACCGCAAGGTGGTACTGGTAGCGCCGCTGACAGACTTTGAATTGGCGTATCTGCACGCCGTCAAACTGGGAAAGGATGATGAAAATGGAAGATTACATTGATTTGGTAATTGCTAAACTGGACGAGGACCACATTGTCCTGCGGGCGCCGTGGAACACCGTCAGAGCCGGCGATACCGTGTATGTGCGTGGCGACGGCAACTACGAGGCGCTGGAAGTAATTGCAGAGCGGAAAACCAAGGCTCTGATGGAATTGCCGAAAGTGACAGCCATTATGCTGCCGCTGGAGTATGGCGACGAACAAAGCGGCGGGCAAAAAGAAAAAGCCGACTGAGCGACCAGTCGACTTGAACACAGGCGGCGAAAAGAAAGTAAAACGCCTGCGCTAATTACATTATATATCAAGGACCGCAGAGAAGTCAAGGACAAGCCGTGCGGCAAGGGCGAAAAAAGGGGTCTGTGCTCCTTTTTTGCTCCTTGTTCAAAGTATTATTTTTAGGCGCAAAACGCCAACGGCAAAAATATATCGCTTGGCATTCTTCAGCGGGTTCAGGCGCAGGCAGGAGACCGGCGGCAACAGGGTGTGCACCCGCGCCGCATAATGAGGAGCTGTGCTCTGTGGGAATGTGGAACACGCCGGTGAACCGGTGGGAAACTTGCTTTTCCACCCGGGAGCCGATCAGCGTTTTCCAGCATTTCCATAGAGTGCCGGTCCGTCCAGAAAGGAGCAAACCAAAATGCCATGGGTGCAAAAGACCGTCCATGCGGGAAGATGTATCTATATCCAGCGCCACTACTCCTCGCGCTATGGCAGCAAACACAAATGCACCAGAGGGAGCAACTACGGCAAAACAAGTGAGGCCCAGGCCATTGTAAACAACCGCCAGGCGTGCCTACAGCAAGAGATGATTTTTAACGCCAATTTTGGTCCAGGTGATCTGACCGCTACCTTTACATTCTGTAAGGCGGACAGACCCAAGAATCTGCAAGAGATCAAGAAACTGTGGGCGGCATATATGGCCAAACTGCGATATGCCTACAAAAAGGCAGGTGTGGAGTTCAAATGGATGAGGGCCATTGAGACCCCGGACAAGAACCCGCATATCCACATGGCGCTGTCCGGCATCGACATAGCCAAGCTGCCTCGGTGGCCGTATGGGCGGGTGGACTTTGTGCCGGTTGATGACAGAGACCACCACACCTACGGTGGGTACCTGCGTGAGGAAACACATATCAAGCAAGGGCACAAAGGTAAGTACACCACGGCCAAAGCAAAGGTATGCTACAGCCGCAGTCGCAACCTGACCGTACCGGAGCCGGAGTACAAAATCATTTATAATGACCACTGGGCGGACGAGCCAAAGGCACCAAAGGGCTATTATGTTGTCCGGGACACCCTGAACAACTGGGAGGACGAAGTCACCGGGTTCAAGTACCAGTCCTATGTGCTTTGCCCGATCTCAAAGAACCAACCGCACCGGCGGTGTTAGGAGGGCGACAATGACATACATACAGCAATGGGAACAAATGCGGGACAAGGTGCGAAACTTGGAACAGGAACGCCAAACCCAGCTGATCTTGGCACCGCACAACGCCTACGGCTTCAAGCTAAACATCAACCACCCGCTGATCCGGCCAAAGTGGGACGCCTTTAAGAGCACCAAGGGCCTGGGCCAGTATGGCATGACGGACGATCTGCGCCGGGAATTTGAGGAGGCAGTGCTGGCCAGTAAGTACATGCAAAAGTGCATGGAGCAGGAACAAAGGAAGATTGGCGCCGTCGAGCACCAATTCATCCGTATGGCCTACTCCGTAGAGAAACAGGCAGCGGGCTAATGGGTACCCAAGAACACTGGACTGCTGCCCAGTACCAGGAGTATCTCCGGCAGCGGGCAAAGGGAAACAACAAATACCACGCCGTAAAGGTAGAGGTGGACGGCACAGTATATGCCAGCCAAAGCGAAAGCAGGCGCGCCAAAGAGCTGCACCTACTGGAGCGGCACGGGCTGGTGCGCAATCTGCGCGAGCAGGTGCCGTATGAGCTTATTCCTGCCGGCGTTGGCCAATACCGTAAAGAGCGCTCAGTGGTGTACAAGGCGGATTTCGTTTATGAAGTATGCCAGCCGGACGGCACCTGGAAATGGGTGGTAGAGGACACCAAGGGCGCCAAAACAAAGGAATACATCATCAAAAGAAAGCTGATGCTGTACATTCACGGCATCAGCATAAAGGAGACGGAAAAATGAATTTCAAAAAATTGCTATCCATTTGCAAACGAAGCAAGGCCTATTTTCTATATGACCTGCCTGACGGCGAGCAAATGCTCAGTAATGGCAGCTGCGGTTACATCCTGTACGGCCACCCTGAATACACGCCGGAGACGCTGCGCATGGTCGCTGACTTGGCAGAGGATGACAGCGTGATCATGACAAGAATGCCAAAAGCGGATCTGCCGCTGGCAGACCAATGCCCCAATGAAGAATATGCCGCCCCACTGGACACCTGCATTGTAGCCGCAGGCGCTGTATGGCAACCGCTGATTGTAGGTGCGGGCATGACATTCATCAACAGAAGAGCGTTGCAACCTATCGAAAAGGAAGAAGAGGGATATTACCTGTACAAGCGCGGGGACCTGGTGGTAGTTAAGTCCGGCCTGATCGTGCAGGGCGTGATCAGCACAATGGATCTGTCCAAAGCAGAAGCTGTATGCCGGGATCTGATCAACCTGGGCACCGTGGCCGGTATGGCCTTTGAGGAGCGCAACAATGAAGAATGAGAACGAAAAAACTACTATTGCAATCTTGGCCACGATATGCCGAGATATGTGTATCTACGGCTCAATCAATAACAGGTGCGGCCTGGACAAGCCGGAACTGGACGAGCACTGCCAGCGTTGCGTGCTGGCGCAAATCAAGGAGGTAATGCTGAAATGACAGAGAAAATTCAAAAGGCAATCGACAAGATCGATGCAGAAGCCGAAAAAATGAACAGCGCCAGCGTGCGGTTGCTATGCTCTCACATTATAGACCACTACCTGGTCAATGATGAAAACGCCGACAAGGTGCTGGCTGAGGGCAAGAGCCTGAAAGGCTGCTGGGATCACATCACCAGCAACGCACGGAAACAAGCAGCGGGCAACTGTGCAGCCGTGCCAGACGACACCGTATACGAATGGGCAGCGGGCTATTACGGCTTTACTGCCGAAGAGACCAAGGCGGAGATCATAGACCTGCTGGATCTGCTGTGAGGTGTCGATATGGGAAAGAAACTGAACACGCTTACGCAGGAACAGGCTCGGAAGATTTGGAACGGCCGCCCGAAACTGCCGGAGAAAAAGATCAAGAAGATTGCCCACGAAGAGGTATTCGTCAATGAGCAATACTTTTTCAAGTACAAAGAATGCGGTCACAGGTATGGCTATTGTACCGCTTGCGGCAAGGATGTGCAGATCGACATTGAGAACATGCGACTATGGACGGACAAGCACGCAGCCTGCCGCTCTGCACGGCATAACGACACCGTATGCTGCCCGGCCTGCGGGCACGAAGTTCAAGTCAAAGACGCCGGGCGTGGCCGTAGTCAGTTGATAAACACGGCAGTGGTGGCGGTAACACAGCGAACACGGAACGGCGGTATATTGCTTTCTTTCGTTCGAGTGTATGAGGATTATACGCGCAACTATAAAGCCGCGCCGGAAAGGGGCACACTGCTGTACGCTGCATACTTCAATCTCGGCCAGCACTTTGTAGCCGAACAAACATACGGTGGAGGGCTGTACATAAGCATAAAGCAAAAGCCAACACTCCGACTGCCATGCACGGTGGAGCCGGTTAAGCTGGATCACAACAGCTGGAAATGTACAGAGGGAGAGGGAGCAAAGCTGCTTGGCTTTGAAGAGGCGCTGGAGAGGAGCAATCTGCGCTATCTTCCATGGGAAGCATACCACGAGTGTGCCCAGCAGCTTTATCGAAGCACAATAACAAACTATCCTGTTAACCTGCTTGGGTTACTTTATCAATACAGCCGGTACCCGGTGCTTACAGAGCGTCTAATAAAAGAGGGCAACGGTGACCTGGTAGCCGAACAAGTGGAGTGGGACTGCACAACCGGTATGGACTACAAGCAAGTGGTGCCATACAAGGCCATGCGACTAACCAAGCAGGAGTACCGCAAATTAAAAACGCAAGACAACATTTGCTGTTCAACACTCAAAGCAACCAAGGCATTGAAAAAATACGGCTGCAAAATGACAGATAAAAATATTCTCTTTTTTCTTGCTTTCCAATACACATGGAGTCAGCGAAAATGCTACAAGGCGCTTGATGTTTTGCGGCAGCACCTATCTCCGCAAAAGGCAATAAACTGGGTAAACCGGCAGGCAGCGGGAGGATATGGAACGCCAACAAATGTGCTGTCAGATTACAGCGACTATCTGGATCAGTGCAGGCGGTTGGGCCTGGATGTTAACCGTAAAGAGGTAGCCGTACCGCAGAACCTGCGAGATCTGCACCGGCAGTATTCCGAAGAATTGACTCACCGAGCCAACGAAAAGAAAGCAAAAGAGCAAGCCGAGCGGGCAAAGAAGTTAGCTAAGGATCTGCCAAAGCTGAAACGAAAATATACATACGCCAGCAGCGGACTGTTCATTCGGCCGGCCGAGGGGCCGGAGGATCTGCTAAAAGAGGGCTGTGCCCAACACAACTGTGTGTACTCCTGTTACACGGAACAATACCTTGACAGAAAGACGGATATACTTTTCGTCCGCAAGCAGTCGGACCCGGATCAATCCTATGTGACCGTTGAGTTCAAAAACGGCGCCGTTATTCAATGCAGAGCCGATCACAACCGACCTGCACCGCCGGATGTGCAGGAGTTTATGCAAGCCTGGCTTGCCTATCTAAAGTCAAACAGAAAAGCAAAAACAGTCAGTTAAGGAGGACTTATGGATAACCAAATCACTACAATGCAAGAAGTAACGCCCGCAACCCAGAAAGCCTACGACACCCACGCGAGGATCCTGGCCAACGGCCAGGTAATGGCCAGAGCACTGGTAGATGTGTGTCACGATCTTAAGACCATGCGGGATGAGGGCCTATACACGGAGCTGGGCTATGACACATTCGAAGAGTACGCCGAGCAAGCCTGCGGCATTAAGCAGCGGCAAGCCTATTCCTACATATCAGCCTATGAAAAGCTGGGTCAGAAGTATATGGCCGACCACGCCGACCTGGGGATCACCAAGCTGGAGCTGATCTCTCAAATCAGCAGTTACGAGCGGGAAGGGTTCACGGCGGATGTGGACCTGGAGAGCGCAACAGTCCGTGAACTGAAAGCTGAGGTGGAACGGTACAAGAAGCAGACGGAACAGCTAACCTTTGATCTTGGGCAGGCACAGAGCGAATTAAGCGAAGCACCGGAGCCGGTGGACACGGACGCACTCCGTTCTTCCATTGAGCAGGAAGTAAAATCCAAGTACAGCGCCCAGCTGGAAGAATTGCAGCAGCGGGCCGATGCAGCGCCGGACCCGGAGGCGATCCGAAAGGAAGCGGAAAGGGAAGCCGCAAAGGAATACAAAGCTAAGTTGGCAACGGCAAAGGCAGACGCCGAGAAGAAAGCCAAAGCCGCTGTAGAAAAGCTGGAGCAGGAAAAGGCAGACCTGAAACGGCAGTTGGACAGCAGTGCCACCAAACTGGACGCCGCTGTTCGGCAAGCCAAGGCAGCGGGTGCAGACACGGATGTAGCCGCCTGCCGGGTGTACTTCACCGAGCTGCAACAAACCGCCGCAAAGGTACAGGAACTGATCGGCAAGATCAATGCCAAGGATCCGGCCACCGGAGCCAAGCTCTCCGCCGCCGTTATTTCCGTTTTGCAGTCGACTGCAAAGAATTTGGAGGTGGCACAATGACCTGCGAGCAATGTTACCACTGCGATGTGTGTTTTCGCCGCATGACCGTTTACGGCCCATACGCCCTAATGGGAATGAACCATGACCACATGGAAGAGTGGTGCACCAAATGTAAGCCAAAGACACAGATCATAGAACTGTCAACGCAAATTCCACAGTCGCTTCATGATGAACTGGCAAGGTACTGTACGGAAATAGCATACGATGAGGAGCGACAAGCATGAAAATGATTAGAAAGCACCTGTGGAATAAGAAAAGAACAGAAACGCTCAAGGTGGCAGACCTGCAAGGCTACCTTGCCCAGTTTGAGCCGTCCGCAGAAGTTCAGCTCGGTGTTGTCCAAATGAGAGGTGCCGCAATGTGGCACCTGCCCGATTTGGGTAAACTTAAAATCTGTGCTAATTGATGTTCAAGAGGTGAAAGAATGAACATCCAACTGGACAAGCTGGCAGAAACAGAACGCGGCGCCGGCGGTTTCGGGAGTACAGGGAGGTGAGCAGGATGTGTATAGCAGCACAAATCATTCTTGTGGCCGGGGCGGTCATTGTTGCATTTTTCGGCGTGATCGGCTTTGGTCCGAACTTTAAGAAATGAGCGGAATAAAAAGCAGGAGGAAAAATGACGAACAACGAAAAGAAGGAATGGCTGCAACGCTATCGGGAGTGCTGGGCGGAGGTTGAGATTACACAACAGGAGATCGAAGAACTGAACAGCCGGGCGCAAAAGATCACGGCTTCCCTCTCTCCCACGCCGGGAGGCGGGCAGCGGGCAGATTTTACCTTGACGGTAGATCGCATTATAGAACTGAAAGAGAAGCTGGACCAACAAGTCCGGCTTGCTCTGTTGCAGCGGGCAGAAATTGAGACTGCTATTGAGCAGGTACGCAGCCCATTGCACCGGCGTGTGTTGCGTCGGCGGTATTTGAACGGTGACACTTTTGAGAAGATTGCCGTAGACGAAGATATTACATACAATCACCTGGTCTCTCGCATTCACCCGCAGTCCCTGGATATGCTGGAATGTGAAAAATAAAAAACCACTATGCAATGCATGTTGATGTTATAGTATGCAGGTTGCCGTCTGTGTTATAGTATAAACTGCCAAACAGATTGAAAGAGCGCTCCAAACGGTGCGCTCTTTGGCTTTTGCTTTTGTGCTTTTCCTTTCTTAAATGCGGTTACTACGAGGCCCATTTTCAGATGTGCTATAATTATGGTGAGCAGAAAGGGGGGAAAACAAATACATGTGTAAACGCTCTAAAAAACCTTTAGGCAAGCAGCAGAAGAAGAAACGGAAAAATCGTAAAGTTCGAGAGTATGAAAAGATCAAGATGGAACTGACTAACCTTTCTCCGGCGGAACGCCGACGCGAACGCATTTTAGCAGAGGCCGAAGAGAAAACCGCGATAAACACTACTCCTTTGACGATTTCTGTAATATCGATGATATTTTCGTGGTTTGCAGTCTTTCAAAGTAAGATTTACGAAATCCTCAAAGATTGGTTTCAAACATTGCTCGAAGAATATTCAAATCATGCTGAAATAATTCAAAAGATACAACAGAAGATGAGTGACATTCAGAATAGTCATATTGAGATATTCGGCGTGGTTGTAGTTGCTTCAGCAATAGCAATAACAATTATACGGGTTCATCAGTTGCGTCTCGAGAAAGCAGCCCGCAAAAATAGAATTCGGCTCGAAATACTGGATGAATTTTTCCCAAATAGCAGACAGAAAAAATAACAGCATATAATCCGCAATTATTACAAAGGAGGTGAGCAGCGTGGGTAAAGAGACCTTAACACCTAAACAAAGGCTGTTCTGTTATGAATATGTGCTCGACCATAACGGGAAACGGTCTTACCAGGCTGCTTACCCGAATTGTAAGGCACCCGGGAGCGCAGAAAGCCAAGCAAGCCGATTGCTAAGAAATGATAAGGTAAAAAAATTTATCGCTGAGCTGGAAAAGCGAAAGCTGGACAAGTTGGATTTCACCGCAACGGATGTGCTGAACGCACTGTGCTCCATCGGGTTTGCAGAGACGGCAAAGCCGCCGAATACCTCTGATCGGGTGAAAGCCCTGGCAGAGCTTCTGCGTCACTTTGAATTGGCCCGAGGGCATGAAGATGAGCAGACGGACGATGGCTTTCTGGAGGCCTTGGAGCAGAAAGCGGGTGAACAGGCATGGGAAGAATAAGCACCTTTCATTTTCAGCCATTCTCCGCCAAGCAGCTCCAGGTGCTCACCTGGTGGTGCAAAACATCACCTGTGAGCGACAAAAACGGAATAATTGCAGACGGCGCTATACGATCCGGTAAGACGGTGAGTATGGCGCTTAGCTATATTCTGTGGGCTATGAGTTCCTACAGCGGCATGAATTTTGCCATGTGCGGTAAGACGATCAGCTCCTTTCGCCGGAATGTGCTTTCTTTTCTGCCTGCAATGCTGCAAAGTCGCGGGTATCAGGTAAAATACAGCCGTAGCGACAATGTGCTTGTGGTGACGCGGGGTGGTACGGAAAACGCATTTTACATTTTCGGGGGCAAGGACGAAAGCAGCCAGGATCTGATCCAGGGTATGACTTTGGCCGGTGTGTTCTTTGACGAGGTGGCTTTAATGCCCCAGTCCTTTGTACAGCAGGCCACCGCCCGGTGCTCTGTCAGTGGTGCAAAATTCTGGTTCAACTGCAACCCGGATAACCCACATCACTGGTTTTATGAAGAATGGATCCTGCCGGAGAAGCGGCAAGAAAAGCGAATACTCTACCTCCACTTTACGATGGACGATAATTTGTCCTTGACAGAGGAGGTTAAAGCCCGGTACAGAACGATGTATGCGGGCGTTTTTTATGCCCGGTACATTCTGGGCGAATGGAAAGTGGCAGAGGGCCTGATCTACGATATGTTTGACGAAAGTCGGCACTGTATTCCGCTGCCGCCGGATAACGAACTGCAAGGTCCTGCCTATATCAGTGTGGACTACGGTACGCTAAACCCTACGGTGTTCCTGATGTGGCGCAAATACCACGGCAAATGGCTATGCACCAAGGAGTATTACTATTCCGGGCGAGAGAACCATAAACAAAGGACGGACGCAGAGTATGCGGACGAGATGATGGCCTTTATCGGCGATACGCCCTATACCTGCGTAGTGGTTGACCCTTCGGCGGCCTCTTTCATTACAGAGCTGCAAAGGCGGGGGCTAAAGGTGTTAAAGGCGGATAACGCGGTGCTGGATGGAATCCGTACCGTATGTACGCTATTGCAGCGGGCGGATCTGCTGTTTTGCAAGGACTGCACCCGCACCATTGCAGAGTTTTACGCCTACCGTTGGTATGACAAAGCGGCTCAGGCAGGCCGGGATGAGCCGGTCAAACAGGACGACCACGCTATGGACGCCATGCGCTATTTTGTAAGCACGGCGCTGGGGCGGATCGTAACAAGGAGGACTTGAATATGATACTTTACATGAACCGGCGGGATGTGCCGGAGGCGGAACAGGGCGTACTGTCGTCTGCCGTGATTGATTATGTGGTCGGTCGGGCACACGAATATGAGCGGCGCTGCCGTGCCCTCTATGGCCGATATATTGGCGTGCCGCAAATCCACCGAGGAGAGGACGAGAACGATGTGCGGGCCGAGGCTAACTATGCCAAGTACATTGTGGATATTATCCGTGGCTATTTCCTGAGCGAGCCGGTAAAGTACGACTGTAACGACAAGGACAAGAAAGACAGCCAGGCCAAGCTGTCCCTGGTGTCTACGGTGGAGGCCAAGCTGGATCGGCAAAGCGGCAACCTGATCCGGCATAACGCTGTGGACGAAAACAAAGACGGCCTGTGCGATCTGTGCGGCAAGGAAATTGACATTTCTGCCGTTATGGCTGCCTATCACAGTCAGAATATTGCTACGATAGATCAGCGGATTGGCAAGGCCATGGGCATATACGGTGAAAGCTGCGAGCTGCTATATGCCAGCACAGAGGAGCAACCACGCCCGCGATCCGCAGTGTATGCGCCGGATCAGATCGTGCTGGTGCAAGATGATACTGTAGAGCACAAGGATCTGTTTGCGCTGTGGTTTGAGCAGCGGGAACGCACAGATCGCAGCCGGTACTATGCGGTAACAGTCTATACGGCTACCCAGTATCAGCAGTACGAAAGCACCTCGCTGGATAAAGAAAACTATGTGTACAACCCGGTGGGTGCACCGGTGCCACACTTCTTTGATGAGGTGCCGGTGGTGTGTTATGAGAACAACGAGGAGAGACAAGGCGACTTTGAACAGGTGGCCAACCTGATAGACGCCCGCAATGAGCTGCTGTCTGATCGGCTTACAGATAAGCGTAAGTTTGTCAATTCCATCTTGGCAGCATTCGGCGCGGTTCTGCCCCAGGAAACCATGGAGGCAGCCAAGCGAGACCGGCTCATTGACGGCATTCCCCAGGACGCCCGGTTGGAATACATACAAAAGACCTTTGACGAAAACTCCATGAAGGTGCTGGACGATACCTTGGTATCGGACATTCACAAGATGACCCTAACCCCGGATATGACAGACCAGGCCTTTGCCGGTAATGCCAGCGGCGTGGCGTTAAAGCTCAAGCTGCTTGCCCTGCACCTGCTGGTAAAAAGCAAGATGAGCGCCATGGAGGCGGGGCTGAAGAAACGCTGGACCTTATACAACAACTGGCTGGCCCATAACGGTATAGACCCGGTGTCCGTAGATGATGTGGATATGGTGTTTACTGTGGCGCTGCCCATTGATGAGGCGCAGATTGTCTCTATGGTGTGCACCTTGAAGAATGCCGGACTGGTTGACGATCAGACGCTGCTGTCCCTGCTATGGTTTGTTAAGGACCCGGCGGAAGCCGTGGAGAACATGAAACAGCAAAAGCAGGAGAACCAGCAGCAGTATATGGACAGCTTTGCCCCAAAGACAGAGGACAAGGACGAGGACAAGACCGAGGACGAAGAGAAAGACACGGCAGGCCGGCAGAAAGACGAAGAAAAGGACGCTTAATCTATGAAGGCAGCAGAGTATTGGAAAAGGCGAACGGTTGACCTGGAGCACCTGCTGCAAGTGCGCACCACCGCTACAATGGTGGAGGTCAACCGTATGTACGCACAGGGTGTAGAGCAGCTCAACGAGCAAATTGAGCGTATTCTCCGCCGGTATGTTAAAAACGGTCAGATCAGCCAGGCTTATGCCTTGCAGCTACTGAGCGCAGGCCAAACCGCAGAGGAGCGGGAGCGGCTGCTGGAACAGCTGCAGAAGACCAAGGAGCCACAGGCACGGCGGGAGTTGATCGCTATGCTGGACGCACCGGCCTATGCGGACCGTATCAGCCGTTTGCAGGCTTTACAGAACACTATTCGTGCGGAAGCCGTAGCCATGGGCGTGCGGGAGGAACGGCTGGCGAAAGCGCGACTGACAGATACACTCAAACAAGCATACTACCGCACTATATTTAACGACCAAAAGCGCAATGGTCTATATGACTTTCGCTTGATCAGTGACCGCCGTGTACAGGCCGCACTTACCCATAAGTGGAGCGGCAAAAACTATTCCGATCGTGTGTGGAAGAACAACGCCGCCTTTTGCAAGCGCTTGCAGCGCACGATTGAAGTGGGTTGTATGACGGGTATGACCCTGCACGATATGGAGGAGCGGCTGCTGGAGGACTGCATAGGTGCAGACAGCGACAGCGGGCAACGCTATTGTGCCAGCCGCCTGATCCGTACAGAGGTCAATCACTTCTCCAATCAGGGCTTTTTAGAGGGCTATAAAGCAGCGGGCATTATCCGGTATCGGTTTATGGCTACTTTGGATTTGCGCACCTCCGCCGTCTGCCGCCAGCTGGACGGCAAGACCTTTTTGGTGGAAGAGGCAAAAGCAGGCGAGAACCTGCCGCCTATGCACCCTTTCTGCCGCAGTATTACCGTGCCGGTGACCAATAACCGCACAGGCACCCGCTGGGCCAGGGATCCGGTAACCGGCAAGTCCATGACCGTACCGGCAGATATGACCTACGCCCAGTGGTATGAGAAGTATGTGGAGAAAAATGGCGGCGTTATTCGTGGCGCAAGAGGCGTAGACAAACCGGCCGTGGAGAAACAGGCGGAAGCTGTATATCTTGGCCAAATCAATCCGCAGTCTGAGCAGGAACGCAATGCCTATGTGGATCGGTTT